TCTTTGCTTCTTTGTAATTAGTACCGGTGTATAGGATATGACGATTAACATAGTCATAACTATTGATACCACTCTTAGCATAGGTCACACATTCTTTACGGATCTGTCCCACTCCAACTGCAAGGCTATCGCCTAAAATCAAACATTCTAACATAATATTGTTCCCTTAGAGAGTCTCGCCACCAACTGTACGGTTACAAGCACATAGCTCACCGGTCTGCAATGCATCCAATACACGAAGTGTTTCTTCTGGACTGCGACCAACGTTCAAGTTGTTGACGGTAACGTGTTGGATAACGTTGTCTGGATCAACAATGAATGTGGCACGAAGTGCAGCACCTGCTGGAGCATAGAACACGCCGAGCTGATTAATCAGGCTTAGATCTTCCATGGTGTTGTCATTCCAACGCTGCGTATCTGCAAACTGTGTATGCGTGATCTTTTGTAGATCTGGGTGTGCCTTTTGCCAGCTGACTTTACAGAACTCGTTGTCTGTTGAACCTGTGAGCAGTACTGCATCACGGTCGGCAAAGTCGCCGGCTAGTTTGTCGTAGGCTACAATTTCTGTAGGGCAAACGAATGTAAAGTCCTTTGGGTAGTAAACGATTACTTTCCACTTACCTTCAAAACTTTGGTCTGTAATGTCAAAGAACGCATCTTCTGGTTGACCAGGCTTGACACCTGTTACTGCGAATTTTTCTAATTTATCACCAACTGTTTTCATATCTTCTCCTTGTGTGTGTTTGAAAACTTCAATAACTCTGTATTGTATGTGTATATTATATATCCTATTAAAATGTAAAATCAATAGATTTTTTCTAAATATTTTTTTATGACGATCATAGGAAAAATCAATAACGAAAAGAAAGCGGCCCGAAGGCCGCTTTACTATTTTGGTTGACAAGGCATAGTTGCCCCGGAGTGGCAGTTTCTTAGGCTGCTAGAGCGAATCTACCTTCATTAGCTGCACCAACGGTGTTGCCTGTGAAGTTCAATGCGCCAAACTCAAATGTATCAGCGTTTGCTTTTACTTTATTTGCTTCTTCGACCGGGTTACCCCAATCCTACGGGTTCTGCTTTCCCGAGCTGTCCACTAATTTACTTGTTGCCCTGTCGAAACTATGCAGGCCCATCATAAAGAAACTTAGTTTACACTAAATGTTGTCAATAACAAGCATAATATAGGAAAAAAGATTAATACAAATGTTGCTATCTTTTCCATATTACCATAACTCGCAGTTTTTTATCTTTTCTTCGTCTAATGCTTTATCTCGTGAAAGGTACAAAACACCAAACACTAGCCAAAATAATAAAAATAACATATAACTAAACATAAACTTCCTTATGGTGGACCTGGGGGGATTCGCACCCCCGTCCAGAACACTTTTCTCTTTGCTTCATACAGCAATAAAACTATTTAAACATATTTCTAAAATGTTGTCAATCTTTTGATTGAATATCGGAAAGAATTTTTGCTAATAATTGAGCTATAGCTATATTTGTTTTAGGCCCTGCGTGTCCAATTTTTCCGTTATAATCTCTACCAAAATCCATTTGTGGTTCTAATAATATAATATTGCTTTGATTATTGCAGAGTATTGAATATCTGGATATTTCTACAACAGGACATTCCCACATAACTTTAACAGCTCTACTATACCATAAAGATTCTGTTATAGAATGAAAATCATTCGAAATATAATGCCATCCCCAATCTGTTTTTTCGGAATTCCAAGATCCCCACAGCTTGTATTGGTTTTCGTTATCGACCCATTGCAAAGTTCTTGCAGGACTTGGCCAATTGTAGATAACAGCTCTAGGTTTTATCTTATTCTCATTTAAGATAACAGAATTTATAAATTGATAATTAACTCCGGTACCTGGTTGCCCTAGATTAATTGTCGGCCATCCTAACATTGTTAGTTGTGCTGATATTGTTTGCTCATCAGAAACTCCTGTGCCGAATGTATGACTGCACCCAAAAATAATTACTTGGTTAGACCAATCTATTGAATCGAATTCAGGGCATCGATATCCTTGTGAGTTGTAAGTGTAGGTTAACGGATAATCTCTCCAGGACCAAGATTTACCATAGATTTTTTTATTTGTTAAATAATTTTCTAGGCTATCAGGACCTTCCCACTTACCGTTTAAAACACCGCCGCTTCCTTTGGTAGTGTGTTTTAATAATTCTAACATAAATCTATTAGATTATTTTATCCAACCTATCTTTTCGCCAACCTCTTTGCGACGATCATGTTCTTCTGGAGTATTTGGATATCTCCAAGCCCAGATTGCTACCAAAGCCATAAACACCGCAGTAGAAATGATACCGATAGGCTTAACACCACCTGTAAACATTAACACAAGGCTCAAAGACATCATACTTAACATAAGATATCTAAGTTTGGTCGGAAAAACTCTTTTCTCTGTCCAATTGGTAAGGAAAGGGCCGAAGATCTTATGATTGTAGATCCAGCGATGCATACGCTCGCTGCCCTTAGAAAAACAATAAGCTGAAAATACAATAAACGGGCTGTAAGGAATTCCAGGTGTGATCAATCCGATATAAGCAAGCCCTAAACTAATAAATCCTAAAACATTCCAAAATAATTTTTTCATTTTTATCCCGCAAATACATCTGATGAACCTGTCGCAGCGTGTCCGCAACTGGCTGTGTCTCCTGCTCGGCATACCGGTATATTATGAGCGAACACAGTTCCGCTAGCACCTACCATAACAGGGCCGCTGTGAGGTGATCTTCCGTGACCAGATATGACCGCTCCCTTAACTACTATAGGTGCATTATTGACAAAGACCGTAGGTGCAAGATTACCGACTATGGTACCTCCTGCTTGATCTACCCCTACTCTTGATATTCCTGGCATATTAAAAAACCGTTGGTAAAGAACTAACTTTATCTTTATATTCGTTAAACTTAGCCAATGCCTGCGCTAGTTTTTCTGCTGACACATTGCTTGTTTCATCTAATATTTTACCTTCTTCGATGAATAATTTATACAGAGACAGAAGACCTACCCACTCCCATGGTCCTACAAAATGAATACCGGTACCCTCGGCAAGTTCTTTAATTCTTTGTTGATGTGTTTCTATATCGGTGAGCTTAGTGGCAATGGTCGTAGTATTAGAAGCCATTGTTGACAAATACCCTGCTATTAAAATGATTTGAGCAGCAATAGAGGTCGTATCAATATCTATACTATTAAGTTCAGTTCCGATACTCGTGACAGCTGTTGTATAATCTGGCGCTGAGGCTGCTACTGGGGGTTCTGCTATATAATATCTGCTCATGCTAATGTTGCTCCGTCTACTCTAGCACTCCAATCTACAGGACAAGAAACGTATACTATATCAAGATTTTTCACATATACATCTGCAGCAATAAAGGTGCCTTTGCTGGCCAATGGAAAATCGTAGTAAAGATATTCTCCTCCGGTAGGTGTAGTAGTATGAACAGCTAATCTAAAATTTCCGTTAGACGCTGTTTGATTAACAATGTAAATGTTTATTTTTGAATCGGCTGACATAGCAGATCCAACTGCGGTCAATGTTGATGCGCTGGTTATTTTTATTGATTGAGATATGGCTGTTGGCATTTGATTATCTCATCGCTATACCGGTTGTCCCTGATAGATATTGATCTGAGAATTCCTTGTCAGATGCTTCTATCACGACCACGGTTGATTTATTCATTTTAATTTCTTTATCGGGGCTGACAGTAAAAAGATAAGGCACCATCCCTATACCCTTAGGACTCATGCTGAGAACTAACGGCTTAGATAGCTTATAATGCATCGGACCGTCTTCTACTAACTTTGCTACTAATTCTTCTCCGCTGGTGAGTTTTAGAGTAACAACTTCACCTATTGCCACGCCTTTGTCAATTAACATTCTATTTTCCTATTTTAATACCCGGTACCGTTAAATCCGGTTTCGTCGATATATTTTCTTAATTCTGTGAATCCGCCAATTACATTGCCATTAATGATAATTTGCGGTACTGTTCGAGCTGTAGGCACTTCTTCGAGCAATTCTTCTTTGGTGTATCCGTCGCCAATTTTCTTTTCTACAAATCGTATGTTACGTTGTCCCAATAATGCTTTGGCTTGATCACAGTGGGTACAGTTATATTTGCTCCAAACTACTACTTCCATTTTTATTTCCTTTCAACTTGAATAAATCACGGAACCCTTGTTATCAGTCACTCTGACTAACAAGGCTCCCATATTCTTTCTATTTAATGCCGCCTGTATAGCAGCAGCTTCAGTTCCATAAGAACCAATAGTAGTCCAAGACTCATAAGGACTTTTATTTTTAAACTGTGCTTTGTACATAATTATAGTTCCGGCAAAGACTCGTAGTCTATAGCATCTCCCATAACACCTATAATGTAATTAGTCGATTCGTTCTCTTGTAACGCAGTTTGTTTCTTTGAAGTATCGCTGTGTTTATTGAACCAAGGAATTGGATTGGTTTTAGGTGCTGGATGAGCATATTTTATACCAATTTCTTTCAGTGCATTGGCTGCGGTAAAATCAACAAAATCTTTAAGAATATTTGCATTGAGACCAATAACAGGACCTTTCTTAAACAGATAATCCGCCCATTCTTTTTCTTCACGTATCACATCTAGATACATCTGATAAACTTCTTGTTCGCACTGTTCTTTGGCTTTGGCAAATCTTGGATCTTCTTTGACTACCTGATTGATCATCCAAGCAGTCCATCCTTTGTGTAGTAATTCATCTTGTAGGATCAAGCTGATGATGTTGCCGTTGCCGATAAAGATCTTATTCTCTACCATTGCTAACGATGTAGCGAACGATACCATAAAGCGGAATGCTTCTAAAGCGTAACTGGCATTCAATGCTAGCCAGATTGCTTTGATGTGTTCGAATTCATCAAATTTTTCTCCTAGCTCTTTACGACAGTTGATCATATGCAATCGATCATAGTAATAGCCTACACTACTTGCCATCTCAACGATTTCTTTAGTGTCATGGATTGTGTTGAACACTTCCTTAGGCACGTTATAGATGTTACGGATGATGTGACTGTAACTGCGACTGTGAATGTTTGTTTCAAAGAACGTCCAGTTGTAGACTAATGCTTCTAATTCTGGCAGGCCCACAACTGGTGTAAAGATCTGACTTGGTCCACGCCCTTGCAGACTGTCAAGAGCAGTTTGCCGTAGTAGGTTACTGGTGAATATGTGTTTGACTGCATCGCTGGCTTCTTTAAAGTCATTGGCATCTTTACTCAGGCTGATTTCTTCAGGTACCCAAAAGAAACCCCTGGCAGTTTTTTCAAAGTCTGCGATCTTGTTATACTTAACTTCTTCAAATCGTTGAATAGTAACTGGACCTGCTGGATCCAGAAACATCTTACGATTTGAGTAATCGGTTTTGGTTGATAGGTTATATTGTTGTTTGCTCATAATTATAATTTACACGCTTCGCAATCTTCTATTTCTTCTTCTGGGTGAAATCCGTTCATTTGAATTAATTCCTCGGCGGGTTCATTAGATGTTTTGCTTCCTGCCTTGTTGATCAAACTATAGTAAAAAGTTTTGATACCCCACTTATGTGCCTGCATAAGATTTTTAACAATTAATGTAGTAGAAACCTTACGATCTGGAAAATGTGCAGGGTTGTAGAAAGTGTTTGTTGAAATACTTTGATCAACATATGCAGCTAAGACAGCAGCAGTCTTTAAATATCCTGCACAGTCAGTTTGTTCCCACATAAGTTGATATTTGTTTTTTAATCGATTATATTCTGGAACTACCTGTGTAAAACTTCCGGCCTTGCTTTCTTTAGTTGATATAAGACTCATAGGCATTTCAATGCCATTTGTAGAATTAATAACAACACTACTAGACTCAACTGGAGCAATAGCCATAAGAGTAGCATTTCGTACACCATATTGCTTCATCTCCTCACGTAAATGTTCCCAATCGAGTTCAGGAGTAAAGTCAGCAAGTTCATTAACACCGTTGGCTCGAAGTTCCCAAGGAAATGTACCTTGGCCGTATCGTGTATGTGAGCTATGCTGACAAGGTCCACGTTCTTTGGCCAGTTCAACTGTGGCTTCTGTTAGATAGTAGGCCTGATGTTCCATCCAAGATTTTACTTCGGCTAGAGCATCAGCTTCTCCATATTTCAGACCACGTTTGGCGTGCCAGTAGGCTAGATTGGTCACTCCTATGCCCAGTGGCTGTATCTCATCGTTACTGAGTTTGCTCTGTATCGATAAGAAGTCTTGATAATCAAGGATGTTACACAAGCTACGCTGTAGAATCCTTGCGGCCCTACGCATATCTTCTGGGTTCCGGAACGCACCCCAGTTGAGAGATCCCAGTGTACATAACGCTATGCGACCATCAGCATCGTCAAGTCTTTTAAAGGGACGTGTGGGTAATAGAATCTCACAGCACAAGTTACTCTGATATATCGCGTGATATTCAGGATTAAAAGGTCCTTGATCGATAACATTATCGATAAAGACCAAATAGATACGACCAGTGTCTGTGCGCTCCTTCAGTATACCACCCTTGAAAACTTCTTCGGCTGAGATAGATTTTTTTCTCAGTCCTGATTGTTTCTCATATTTTA